GGCAATACTACTTCGACGCCGTAGCGGCCTCCACAGGCGCACTGGTGTGTTCAAAACTCTCCCAGCGTGCGGTCGGCTATGCTTACAATATATATAAGGATGTCAACTGGGTCGGCTCCGTAGCCGAGCTCGGTAAAGAGATCGTGAATTGCATCGGGATGCCGCAAGACTATGCTACATTTTGGACCTTATGCTGTCTTCCCAGCCAAGAACTCTTTTCGGCAAAAACCAGCCCAAACGGTGTGGTCTATAAGACTCCATTCGGCGCTTGGCGCAGGCGCCTGCGCACGCCCATGTGCGTAATATCCGAGCACACCATAACTATACCAACTACTGCTCCGAGCTGGTGGGCTAACCCCAACATGATACTAAGCTTCATGGAGATGTATTCTATGAAGTTCGGGTTGGACGACCAGTTGAACGATGCCCTGTACATAGCCGTACAAATCCCTCTGGCGACTGTGATCGGCACACCGCTCACCATCCCGGAACCGGTCCATTCGAAAGACTGGTTCGAGGGGATGGTTGAACCGGGTGTGGGGTTGGACGCAGTGAGACAGCTCCACCTGTCTTCACCGGCCGCGGTTACGGCTGCATGGTCTACGTCACAATCAGTTATGGTGGGAACGCTCTCAGAGGTAGTAGAGGCTGAGGTCTCGCAACGGTTGGGGGTAGCGGTCACCATCAATACATTCTCGAGTTCAGTGCGTGCACTCTCTGCTGCTCTCAGACGGCCTGGCACATTCGCTGCAACTATCTTGGCAAAGGTGCTCCATTTGCCCACCACTGCCCTAGAGCTGACTGGCTTGCACGCGTCCTTCGTGCCGGTCGGCACCTTGGTTCCGCCTATTTTATGGAACTACAACAGATTGTCTATGTGGCAGCACGAACTCATACCGTTGCGCGCGGCACCGGGGTTCTTGCATTCCGGGCCCAAGTTGCACGGAGTCTGGTTCCCTAGCTATGTACTAACCCCAGCCCACCTGGTAACCGACGCGAACGAGTTGCAAATCTTACGCCGTTTCAGGATACTGGAGTTGGATGTAGAACGCGGTTCAACCCTCACCCCCTACGATACGGTATGGACTAGAAGTCAAGGACGGGTCACGGTCCCGTTGACAGCACCGATGATCAGACAGAAGCTTGCTTTGATTAAGAAATACGGACTGAGGATCCAGGAGCTCGGTCCCGCAGATTATATTGACTTGGACCAGGACCTTCGTGATCCAGCAGAAGCCGTTGAGTTATACAATTCTTGGCAATATGCGGGCATTTGCCCGTCCGTAGCTGGGAGTGACGTACACTACGGAGGACATAAACCGGCACACCGGTCGCACTGCCCCGAGAGCACTGAGCCGACAGCTGCCCACCCGAGCTTGGCGAGAGCAGTACACGCTGCTGAAGTTGCGCAGCACGTGAAGCGGGCTCAGATATTTTCCAAACTCAGGCACCATTCGCAGCAATATGATGTGGTGACGGGCGTCCCACAGGGAGCTGTTGCCGAGTTCGAAGGCGCGGGACCACCCGACAACGAGACGGGCGGCATAGCTGAGGTGTGTGGGTGGGAGCAGATTGTGCTAAACTGCGATCGCGCTCCAACCGTAGCCGCGGCAAGGCGTCTGGTAGGGGCCATGTTGGGTAAAGATCCTACGTGGGCAGCTAGCCTTCCGGACAAGCTCTCACTAGAAGAGGTGGCCATTATCAGCTCCTCACTAAAGATGGATGTCATGCTCGTGGAACATTGTGAAGCTAATGGCGCCACGAGGACTGTGGTTATCGGATCGCCGGGATACGAACAAGTGATGCACCTCAGCTCAAACCATTGGTCGAGATTGCCGTTACTGCAGCGGGCTGCGTACGGCGATGTGTTCACGGGCTCAGTGTCGCAGGAGTTGCTAGCTAGGCCTAACAAATATACTGAGAAAGAGAAAGGATCGTTGTACAATAAAGCAATCGAGCGGTTCAATTCATGTTCGATCACGAAACAACAGCTGATCAATGCCCACCGACAGCTGTTCCCGGATCGGCAAGTCCCACGCTCAATGGCCTCACTAACGAAGAATCCCAGAGAGCCATCCATTATGTCTCAAGCAGGATCCGTACCCAGGCAGGGAAAAACTGATTGCACGTGTGGATGCCTTTCCGCAACAGTGACCGAGCTTATTGGCGGGCTAGAAAAAGTCGCGGGGTCAGCTGATGCTTACCCGTTCCGGAACTCTGCCACGGCTCGCAAAAACAACATCTTGCCCGGAGACATCATCCGCTTCCTGACCTCGAATCTCAAACAGAGCATATCTAAGAAAGCAACTAGGAAAATTCGCGTGCGCTGTGCGGCTTTGTGGATGTTGCGTCGGGTAGGCCAGGCGTCCGAATTTGTCACATCTGTCGCATCCTGGGTTATTGCCAACACCTTAAGCGAGGGGGTGTGGCGCTGGCTTTGGTGTGAAAAAGCACTCTCGGACACCACCGAGGACCACTGGTTAGTTGTCTCCAAGGCTATCCATGATTCAGTACGGAAACACGGGTTCCCTGAGGATGTTCCGGCAACCGAGGCAGACTGGGCTCAGTCCTTATACCTCCAAGCATTATACGGCCGGGGGGGAGTCTTAGTGGATTGGGCTGCTGAATTTAAGAACAAGTCTACCGACCCTGATCCTATATTGGCTTGGGACGGGACCAAATACAATAGTGCTACAGCCACAACAATTATAAAGGACGAAATTGAGTCAGTTGTGGCAACAGCATACCCGAAAGCTACACCGCAGACTTTTGACAAGTTCATGGATAACGCGTATGAGTGGCTGGTGTCTGGATCAACCGCAGGGATGCCGAGTGTGCTAAAAAATTCCCCTATGCGAGATACAATCCTGTCTGAGTACGGGCTGTCCCCTAGGCCAACAAAACGATCAGTTATGGAGGCGATCCCGCGAAGCGAGGTACTCTCAATCCTGACCGCCACGACACCAAAAGTAGTCGCGAAAGCCCATATGAAGCTCAACGAAACCGGCGGAAAAGCTAGAGCTATCTATGGAGTTACGATCTGGCACTATATCTTCTCCAACTGGCTCATGGCGCCCCTGGAAAAGCACATCGACCACCCGGCTATCGATATCAACCTGGACGGGTCCGCTATGTTAGCTGCCACAATGCACAGGCTGGCCCAAGTTGAGGCTGGAATGGTCTTCAATTCCTACGACTACCCTGACTTCAATTCGATGCACACCCATAACCATATGGCACTCATCTACCGCTCAGCGAAGAAATGTGCGCTAGCTGAGTTGCGGGCCAAAAGGGGTGCATCGGCGAGCGACGATGACATTAGGCTCATCGAACACGGTTTCGACTGGTTGATCGAGTCGACCTACAACCAATATGTGTTGCACCCGGACACTGGAGATATCATAAAAACCACAAGCGGGCTCTACAGCGGGAACCGTGACACGACTTTGATAAATACGCTACTTAATATAGCGTATGCCAAAGTGGTAGACACCTCGCTCCAGCACAAATACGTGGAACCACACATAATCGAGCGCCTGTGCCACGGTGATGATATCATTACCGTGCACCGAACGCTCCCCTCAGCCATACTATGGAACGAGGAAGCTGGTCGATGTAACCTAAAGGGACAGGAGACAAAGCTTATGATCGACCACCACCACCATGAGTACTTGCGGATCATGGGTTGTAGTGATGCTAAATTGCGCGGTTGTCTCGCCCGGTGCGTGGCCACACATGTAAACGGCAATTGGGAGACTGATCGCGTGGTCGGCGTGTGGGCAAAACTGCAGGAAGCTGCTAGCTCAATGGCAACATGGATACGACGAGGGGCTGACAAGAATGCAACACAGCAGTTGTGGAATATCAGCCGTTATCGCATGTTGGTGGAGCAATACGGTTTCAGCAGACAAGATGCTAGCGAGGTCAATATAAGGACTTCAACTACTGCGGAGAATAGGCGGGAACCTGAGTACTCTTCATTGCCCAGCCACGTGACAGGCCCCTACATCAACACGCTTGTCGCCCAGCTCCCGAGCGAGATACAGCCAACCCCGAAAGAACTTTCGAAGTTAAAGCGGGTGTTGCAAAAGTCGACATATGGAACAGAGCTTCCACTCTCTTTCCAGCAGACTGACCTGACTAGGGTGACCGACACGGCCATAAAAGCCGTCGTTGACCTCGGGAGTGGCGGAGGGCGACCTTACGTGGTGAAAGAACCCCAACAACTACGTTTGACAGGCGCTGCAAAGACAGATTGGCAACTTCGTAACCGTATTAAGGCTGTTCACCACTTACTGAGCGCCCTAGACGTTCGTAGCAGGTCAACTTCGCGCATAGAGTTAGTCTCCGCTATCACTGGAGCAGCCAAACCTGCAGTGTCCCGGGTATTGGAAGCGGACGCCGATCTCGAACGTTCGGCGAAGACACAACCTCGATGGCATCTGCCAGCCGAGTTGGCATCGACCCTGGTCGAGATAGAGTGGTCAAAAAGTACCGCTGAAGGCAAATGGCCTGACACCGCTCTGGGCAGTTCGGCCACCCCTGACAAGAGGGTTCTTAACGACGTGCTAACCTACACTGAAAACTACACAGAAGTGCTGGTAGGTGACGTCTTGAAATACTAAATATATAGGATCTACGATCTCTACATAAAAACAAC